TGCGAATCACCTTTGTTGAACTATCATTGTACTTTAACCCGTTTCTGATTAGGTTATCAACGGCAGTACAAAACAACGACTCGTTTACTTCAATAATGGGTAGTTCTTCAATGACAACTTGCTTTTCGTAACTGGTAGAACTCAGGTAACTGATTAGAATTTCACGCAGATCAAACTCGTTCTTTTCAAGTTGTGCATCTGCCTTCACCAAGTTCGTGAATTCTTTCACTCCCTTGTACACTTTTTGCGTGTGGGTCAATCCCTCTTCAATCATCCTAAGTGGTGCATCAATCTTTAAGTCCTTGATTTGCTCTTCAGACAATCTGCGTTTTAACGAACTCAAACCACGAGGAATGTATGTGTTGATTCCTGAGTGCATATCGTGTCGGAGAATCTTCGCAGCGTGTTCCAAATAGGAATTCTTTTTGTTTACATCCGCTTCAATTATCTTCTTGTCGGTGATGTCGGTTGCAATCAGCATCACTTTGTAAACTTCACCGTATGGATCTTTGATGGGGTTGTAATTACCGAATAGCCAAATCTCTGAGCCATCTGATTTGAGCCGTTGATATTCTCCTTGCTTGAATCTGCCAACTCTCAGCTCATTCCAAAACGACTGCCATTGTGATTGAACAAAATCCGCAACAAGAACTTTGTGCGATTGTCCAATAATGTCATCATAGCCCAGAACTGTGTAGAACTTTGGATTGGCTTTTGTGATTGTTCCATCCTTGTCAAACTCTAACAGGATATTACTGGCATCAATGGCGTTGAATGTATCGTCTATTGATTGAAATTTATGCCGTGCTTTTCTGACAAACTCAATCACAACGAAATAGAAAAAAGGCATAAAGGCAATAATTGACCAATAGCCAAAAAGAGCCGATGTATAGGTCGGCTCAATGTATTTGAAAACAAGTGCTGACTGCACGGAAAGAAAGGTCAGCATAATGACTGACGCAATTATCAAAGCGATCCAAGAACGACCGCTTAGTTTCATATCGGAAATGGTGGTGGTGGTGGTGGGATGTATTCGGCTTGTGGTAAGGTTAGAACCCAATCGTATTGTGATGCTTGAATCAATGTCTTTTGTTGGTCAGTTACAAAATTAAACCAAACGCCATTTATATCTTGAACGCAATTAAAATTTTCATAAGGTGCAAATTCCTTATTTTGAATTAAATCCTTTTGTTCTAATGTGCAAATGTACCCTATCATAGATTTCGGCTTAAAGTTGTTTGGAACGCTTGGATTGCAGTGTAAAAATTTGATGCATCAGTATCAGTTAATCCATCCCCAATTGAAGCAAACGCACATTCTTTAGTTGACCCTTGAGAAAACCCAATGTTATTATAGGCTAATAAATATACATTTTTACTTGCTTTACCTGATGATGTGCTGGTTAAAGTTTGACTGACATTATTTGTGTAGTATTTTTCTTCTGTACTTGTAGTTCTACTACCAATTAAAAACCCTGTTGTTGGAGTTGCGGCGGTTGGTCTTGGCACTTGGGGGCCGTTAATACCACTATATGCGTTGCCATCGATATATTTATATAACAAATAAGTATTTGATGTACCAGTCACGCCCATTTCTACAGATAGCTCCAATACATTTGTTCTTGAATAAAAAGATAAATGAGTCGAGTTCAAAGTCAAACTTGTATTTACATTTAGAAATGTATCCATATATCCAGTTGTACCATTTCCTTTTATTCCTGTACTGGCAAAAGTCACACCACCGTAAAAAGTACCTGTAAAACTTGCACTCTTTAAGTTCTGAGCACACGCTGCCGCACTTGCACCAACCATTGGATAGATGGCTTTCATACTTGACCAAATACCGTCAAGTTTCATTTGTTTAACAAGGGTATCAACTGCAGTTTTTTCCGTTGCTGATAGTGTGCCACCTGCTGCCGTTACTCTATCAAAGAACGCTTGTGCATCAGCGTCAGTATCAAATACCTCTTGACTACCAATCAACCCCAATTGCGTAGGCAATTGCCCAGCGACCAACTTGTCACCAAACAACTTCTCATTGAAACCACGCATTATCCCGAAGTCTGGCATATTAGTAATCTCCTTTGATTGCAAATATATTAACCCCAGCAGCAGTTGCAACAGTAGTTCCAACTTTGACAACTTGCCCTGCTTTTAATTGCAAATCTGAGTAAGCAGTCACCGCCCTTTGTGATGTCACCGTAGTTGATGCCGTAATTGGTGCAAGTGCAATCTCATCATAAAGTTTGAAATTTGCACCACTTGAATCACTCACAAAAATCAAAACCAAAGTTGCGGTATTTGTTCCAGCAACCTTTGCCCCAATCTGCGTGATCTTCGTGCCGTTAGTTGCAGCAGTTAAAAGCGTGACGGTGTTTGTCATCGTTGCACCTGTTCTGTCGGTTGTCGCACCTGTAACGGTTGCAAATGAAAGCTCAGGGGATAGTGCGAATATGGGTGATGTATTTGCTGCCATTTTAGTAGTTATAGAATAAGTATAAATCCCCACCCGTTGAAGGTGGAATGTTTAAGTTTGTCAAATTGCTTCCGTCAATTGCAGGAAGTTTGGTTGATGCATCCAACTGTACTAATTGAGATGCTCCGTTAAATGTGTTTCCTTGCTTTGTAACGGCAGATGTTAACCTCGCATCAGCCAATGTGCCACTCGCAATGTTTGATGCGTTTGTGGTGTCTACATTTGGCACATCCCCCAACCCTACTTGTGCTTTTGTCGTGCCGTGTGGGTTGCTTGTATCGGATGTATGTGATGTAAGTGTTGAAAGGTTAGCGGTGATCTGAGCTTGTAACTTTCCGAAGGCAACCAATACTGAATCGGTTGCAGAAATCACGGCATTTGTCACCAACGAAATGCCCGTCAACACGACTGCTCTCACTCTCGCTGCGGTGAAATACTCGTTTGTTCCCTCGCTGATGTCTGTTGTTGTCAATACAACTGCACCCGTCTTTGTGTTTACGGATTGAACATTGCCTTGAGATGCGATGGTGATGGTTTGAAGTGCATCGTCAAAAGTGATAGATGTGTTTGAACCAGCTTTGAACGCTGCCTTTGCCTTCGTGTAAACTCGTGTATTGGTGAAATATAGGTTTGTGCCTTCTGCAAGGTTTGTCGTTGAACTGGCTTCCAATACACGCTGCCCGATGTTGGCAAGGTTTGTCCGTTTGGTGACATTCTCGGAATAGTCAACAATCGGAATACTATCTTGATTGACATCAATAGTTCCAATGGAATCAAGTTGTGAAATTTTCTTGTTAGACATAACTTTCTATCAAACGCCCTCCATCCTCTTGGAGCAATAAAAATGAATCCTCAGTTAATAAGAAAGCAGCAGTCAACGCATCAACTTCATAGTTCTTCTTGACATCATCCACGCTTCTCTCAAACCCCATATCACGATTCGTAGTGAATAGTTTCTTGGTGAGTGATACTTCGTGTTCAACGCCCATATCACGATTCGTTGTGTAGATTTTCTCGCTCACGATACCTGATAGAATAACTCGTCGTTTAACAATGGAAGAACTTTCAATAATCCCGTTTCAACCAACTCATCCGCTAAGGATGGATTCAAGTTGTTGGATGAAATCTGAGCGTAGATATTGTACTCGTGTTCACCGACCTCCAAAGTTTTGGCATCGGTTACACCTTCATCAAACAAAAACTTGTTGTATCGTTCTTTGAAAGTGGATGTGTCAGTCAATATAAAATTCTTGACCGCATCAGTTTGTCTGCACTTCATACTAAATAAAAAATACGGGTTTGCAATCGTCACTTTTTCGGTGAGAGTCACATACCAGTATTCGGAATCTTGCTTAGTTACTTGGAGCATCTATACAAAATAGCGAGTTGTCTTTTATGTAACAAAAAAGGGTGAGCAAATGCCCACCCCCTTTCTCTATGAATCAAGCAGAATTAAATGCCCAATGTTGTGATCACTGATGCTTGTACCAAGAATGGTGCTTCAGCTTCAATGGCGGATAGAGTCACCTCATATCCAGTAGAGTCACCCATCGCAGTTCCTGTGTTGCTGACCATTGCAGTCACATCACAACCCAAGTCCTTACCGGCTAACCAATACTCGTCATTGTTTGTTTTAACGATGCAATAACAACGACCTTGTGCAAGAAGTTTCATCTCGTTACGCTTGGTGGTTGACAATCTGCGAAGTTTGAACGCAATGTCGGCTTGGTTGAAAGATGTGCCGTTTTCAATGCTCACATTTGTGGTGTTTGTCATTGAGCCGGTTGCTTTAGGTAGCTCGTAAGTGTATACATCACCGCTCACCACAGTTGTTGCGGTTACTACACCACTTACAACGGTAAACTTTGAAGCAGTCCAACTAATTAGATGGATGCTTTTAATTCCACCGATTGCTTCCTTGCAATCAAGTGTAAATCCGGAAGTCAGCAGACATGCCATATAAATTTTTAGATTAAAGGGTGAAATAAACAACTTCAGATGGGAATGCAACTTGCACACCATACTTGAAAGTTAAGCGGAATCTTACTTCGTCTGAGTCCTCTGAATACCACAGCTTTGTGATTTCTTCTTCATTTGCAAGGTCAGTTCCTAAGAAGAAGTTAGACAATGAACCAGCAAACAATTTGTTTGTTCCGTTCAAACCACCAACGGCGATCAACTTCATATTAGTTCCAGGATAAACCATTTCCATTTCAGTTGCAGCATCAGCCACATAGTGAAACAAATTGGCGTTCTTCAAATTAACCAACATCAACTTGTAAGCGTCAACACCCAAGAAACAAACTAAGTCAGTTTTGGTTGCAACGGCAGCAGGGATGTTTGCATAGATTTGATCCAAGATGTCATCAATGTTTGCAGAAGTTACAGTTGTGAAAGTTGTTGGGGCAGCATTCGCCAATGTTGGAGATGCAGCAGCGATGATTTTGCTCAAACCATCAAAACGGTTTAAGTTAGGATTACCACTTGCAGTATCACCTTGCCAAATCGCAGTTTCCAAAGTTTGTGCAATCACGGCTACCTTCTCGTTTCCAATCTGCTCCTCGAAAGGAATCATTGTTGGTGAACCAGGCATAATTTGTGTCTGCATCCACTTTGCTTCCAAAGTTTTAGGACAAAGAGTTTCTTCAACTTTCACCGCACCAACGGTGATGTTTCTTTGTGTGAAGGTAGTTGTACCACTTGGATTGTATCCGCAGCCATCGGCTTGAAAGAATACAGTTGAAGCGATGATGTTCAAGGCAGCAGATGATTTAACACCTACTT